CTCTGTTAACCCTCCAAATTTTGAGCCAACAGCTAACTAGCACCATTACTAGCTCTGGCGTTTTACATTTCCGAGGAGTTTTCCACAAGTCCGTAGTGCTAAGGGCTTGACAGAAAAATCCTATTTTTTAGTATTTCAGGGCAAAATAAAGCGGCCCCAATCGAAAGAAAACCTTTTTTCAATCGATAGAGGCCGGCAATCTGAAATTGATACTTCTATCCTAGCAAATATTTTACGTTCAGTCAACTGTTCGGGATTTCCGAACTGTTCAGTTGTTCGGGATTTCCGAATTACTCAACAGCTTCTTTCATCTGCCGCACCAAGTCTAAGATGATAGTCTTAGCTGCAGACAATCCAGCCGCGATTGCAGACAGAGCAGTAGCCATTGTCAGCGCGTATAATTCGTGCCAGCTTGCAGCGAATAGCAAGTTAACTAAGTTTACCCCAGCTAATAAGAACGTCGCGATAAACGTTTGTAAAAATGTCCATCCAGCACGGATAGCTACGTCTTTATAGTTGATATTCTTTAATGCTTCTAGTGATTTCATATCTCCTCCTACTATTTTTCCTCAGTACCGTACACGCCGCGAGATTCACGCTCAACCTTACGATTAGCTAGCCACATAATAGCTTCCTCAATTTTCGTAAGGGCTAAACTGTTTTCGCGACAAGGCAATCCTCGGTTGTAGTCCGCTAGTTTTGCGTAAGTTACAATAAGCAAGTCCTCAATAAATACACCATTGCGTTCTGTAGTAGCTGTGCCGCCAGTTTGAAACTTGATCTTTAATACCTCTTTACCGCCGATATTAAGAGAAACTTCGTCGCCTGGTGCACCGCGATTCAGTTCATTGTGTAATTTTTCTAATGCATTATATTTTAGTGTTTTCATATTTCCTCCTTATTTCTTGAACTTAAAAATACTCATTAGAAAATCGATAATCTTCTCTAATAGACTTTTATTCTTAGCGATATCTTGGCTTAATTTTCCGATAGACCTCATAACATCTTCGTTTGTTGGTTGTGGCGCTAGCGGTTGCTCCTGCGGCTTTTCTTTAGGCTGAGGTACCTGTTGTAGTTCTGGCGTCTTTGGGGCTGGTTGTGGCTGAGGACGTGGTTGCGGTTGTGGTGTGCCTGCATCTCCATTCGCCAATTCACGTACTCGTTCTGCTAATACCCAAATTCCATCATCTGCCATTTTAAGTTGTAGATAGCGTCTGTTGTTTTCGGTAGTTTCATCTAATATCTCCGTTGAGCCGACAATTCGGAAGTAATCCCCTGTGTTAATCTCGCCAGACAATAAATAGCCATCTTTATCTGTCCTTACTGCCACAGAAACGGGTACGCCGTTATCCTCCCAATCGAACTCATCAATCAATCGGTTACATTTAATTTGCCTAAGGTCGAATACAGTTGCTACTTCATCTGCATAATAGACTTCAGGAAGTGCCACACGCTTTGTTTCTTTTGGTTTACCTACGTATCGATAAAATGCATATGGTGGACATCCAGACGCACTCCAGAGCCAGTCGTGATTGTCTATTACAATACCTGCTTGATAACGACAGTTGATGACGTTATCTGAGTCGACAAACATTCCTGTATGACCCAACGCACCGCCTGAATTGCCGCGAATACCCCAGATAAAGATATCGCCGCGTTGTGTGTCTGCTTCGCCGTTAGCGTCCTCAGACAGTCGTACCCAGCCGTTCTTTTCCAGAGCGTCAAATAGTGTGTCTGTATTGCCAATCCAGTAACTAGCAGGTAAAAGACCTGCTTCTTTTAGAGCGTGATATACAGAGCTTGAGCAGTCGTATGAATCTGGACCATTCCGATTCTCCATTGAATAAGAAACCCGACCTTTACGTGCGTAAAACCAAGCTAGTGCTTCTTCTATCATTTTGTTACCTCCTTTACTTTTTCTATTACTTCAACGGGTGTTCTGTCTTGAATAAAATGGGTAAATTGAGTAAGCAAAAAGAGTCCTACTGCACCTATAAGCACAGTTAGACCTGTGTATTTGATGATTACGCCTACGAATTTCTTTTCGCCAGTAACGATAGCTTTTATGAAGACGTTGCCATCTAGTGTATCGTTATGGTATTGAATTGCTTTGATATTCTTTTCAATATCATTTATTTTTCCATCTACATATTTATTTCGCTCTATATATACAGACTCACTTACTAACCCGTCTAGTTTGGCTAATATTTGAGCTAATGATGGTTCTGCTACTTTTTCATTGAACACCTCTAGTTTGACTAGGCGTTCACTTAGGTCTGTGTTTGATCCTGGCATATAAAAAACGGAAGCCTTTCGTCTTTATACGTGCTTCCGTTTCTTGAGATCACACTGGTTAATTTATAGTACTATTTTACCATTTATACATTGGTCAGACAAGATAGACTTTACGACAATGCCTATTGCCGAAAAAGTAAAAGTAAAGCGCAATGACACGACTACCGATAAGCCTGTGAACGTGCAGTGTGGCTGCGCAAGAATACTAGTATCCTCTCCAGCCACTGAAGCCATTACTGAGATACAGTTTCCAAAACAGTTTAAGAGTGGCACATTTCCTGTAGTAGTCTGTACATATACTGGCTATACCAGCTTCGCCAGCGATAAATTGACGGACGCTCCGCTTGGCACATGGGCTGGCGCAACAATGAGCGCATTAAAGATTACTAACTCATCATTTACAGCAGCTATCCGTCGTTTTGATGGTGCAACACTACAGGGTGCGTATTACTTTAACTGGATAGCGATAGGCTAGATTATTCCTACCAGCCGCATACTGAATTCGCTGATAGTACTATCGCCACCATAATTACGTTGGTCGCTACAGAATGCTCGTATATTGATTTCATCATTCTTTTTTAAGAGTAAATCTACAGATAAACTTGGTCGTGGCAAATGTCGGTCGTTATCTGTACCTCGGGTGCGATTGGATTCTTTAATCATTGTGCCGTTCTTAAATATGCTTATATATTCGGTATATCCAGAGAAGAAGCCAGTTTGTGCTATACCTGTTCTTGCGTCGATATGGTAAACACCGTCTTTAGGAACTTTAGCTGTAAATGTCTTAGTGTCGTACATTTTTGCAGTGTCATAGACTACACTGTCGTACTTTACGATAGTGTGCTGATTTTGTGGCAGAACTTCCCATTTAGATGTAGTAGCGGAAAACATTGGTATTGTCGTAAAGTCTATCTTGTCGGCTGTAATAGACTTCTCTTTGATTGATTCAGCAACAATACTATCTTTGGCTATACTCTCAGCCCCTACAGCACCTCTTTTTAGAGAACCGTCGCTGTTATGAGATTCTAGCATTGCCTCGGCTAGGTCTTGCGCCCAGCTAGCAGTAGGACCAGCTTGAACAATATCTCCAACTAAGTTGCCGTCATCTATTGCGTTATTCTGGATTTGTAAACTAATAATCTGACCAGTAGCCTTATTTGCCATACCCTTCCAGTCTCTCTGGCTACCTGGGACCACTTTACCAGTTGAGTCTACCCTGTATGTCATAAAATGCACAGCAGTATCTTCAGTCCAACCAGTTAAACTATCTACAGATAGAGTGTCAGAGTTTGCGGGTCGTGGGGTAACTACTCGCGCTACGTTAGGATTGCTGCCGTCTTTTACTTTTGTAATTTTGTCACTAACACTTGCCATTTTATTATTCCTCCTTTAGCTTTGGTCTTTCGTGCCAATATTTACGTATTCAAATACCACTCTCGATATGCTGTAACTTACGCCAGGGTCTGATGAACTCCAGCCGTATTGCACCCAGTGAGCGTCCTCATCTACTTCTAGCTCCACCTCTTCGCTAGCAGAGTTGAATGTTTCAGGTATGCCCCTCACCTCACTCCATCCGATAGAACTCCAACCAACGCCTGGCTCGCTCCATCCAGTACGACTTGAAGACGCTCCGAAAAATCTTGTCTCTGTAAATGTCTGCAATCCGTCTTCTGTCTTAATAGTGGCGGTAAGATTAATACGCCCTTGAGGTCTGAGCAGTACAAATACCACCTTGAGTACACGCGCCCAATCTCTTCCAGTTTCTTCAAATCGCAATTGACCGCTTTGTGCGCTAGTGTTAAACGGCTTTCCATCGTCGACTGTAGTTGCGCCCTTAGATAGCTCGACTATCTTGTTTCCTTGAACTATTAAGAAGTGAGTTATGCCTGAGTTGTCGTTATATAACGTCATCCAGTCGGCACGAATACTCCATGGCTTCATCCACGCACCCCTACGGTCGGTGTCATAAATCCATATCTGATTGTTGTAATCAGCGGCAACAGGTAGCGCCCAATACACGCGCCCTTCAAATGCCAGACCTACGGCTTTTTCTATGGCTTTACTGTTTAGGTTGCTAATAGCGTCTTGAATAGTGTTAGTAATTCGTCTTGTAGATAGGACGTTCTGTAATTGCGGTAGAGTTCCTGTAGTATTAAATCCGCCACGGCTTGGATATAGTAGGTCGTTATTGTAAATGACTACAGCGTCAGGACTATCTGTACCGTCAGCACCAGTATCTTCTTGCACTTGCCAGACTGTAATAGTATCTTCACCGTAAGTAATGTTTGTTGGTGTAATATAGAATCGTTTACCAGTACCGTTTGTACCGTTAGCTAGGACTGTTACTTTAGGGTCGCCTTTACCATCTCGATATGGTCGTACTGCAAATGGCACTTCCTTGGTACCATTCCCTACTGGCGTATATCCACCGCCATATCCAGGTGAGAAGTCTAGCTCATGACCATAATCACCACCACGCCATACATAAAATTGATTGTCTTTATCGCCAGTCATCCATATACGGCCATTGACTACATCGGCTCGTGTTGCTTTTGGACCAGCCGTGTTATTGTCTTTTGGTAGAGGCACAGACATGTCTAGGCTACGCGATCCATTATCTACAAATACTGTCTGATCCATTGGCAGTGCGGCGGCTAGACGGTAAAGTGTAGGCTCTCCACCACCGTCAACACCAACACCACAATAAATGTTCCATGACTTAGCTTCTGTGCTGTCTGGACGCTTGACCGACAGGTTATGCTTCTCACCGTTCCACATATCTCGGTCGGTAGAGATTGCTTGAGATAATAGAGGCGATCCTGCGGTTTCACCAACAGTAGAGTTAAAAGTAACTGCATAAAACACCTTAAATCCTGTACCAGTTAGCCCTACGTTTTTATCTAGTATCGGCTTTGCTGGGTCTGATATTTTCTGAAATGCTACTATCTTCTTTGTCGGTATATCCAAATAGCTAAGAGTATCTTCACCATTCATGACTAGAAGGTTGTTGCGTATCTGCTTGAAATGACCGCGGGCTGATTCGTGATATTCTTTACCCTCTACAACTTGCCAGGCTGGGTCTTCACCCTTAGCTATACATAGTTTTGTTTTGCCGTTTATCCTTTGAAGACAAGCTAGCCAGTTTACGGATCCGTCTTTTGTAGTGCTACGAAATTCAGCCAATTCACCTAAGACTGTTCCTAATGGCTGGGGACCATATTTAGCAGTACCATGTCGCACAGTAATGACAGAGTCCTGATCCAATATCATATTCTCAGATGACCTTAAACCTCTTAGCGGTGAGCGACCATCATCAAATGCAGTAACTACGCCGTTTGTCCAATCCTCAACCGACAGTCGCTGTATTTTTGGTGCTTTAGTATTGCTAGGGGGTTTTAGCATATGTCAGACACTCCTGGAATCATACTTAGAGGTGCATATCTAGCTTGACTAGCATTATTCTCTATCATTTTTTCCATCAGCTGGTTAGCTTCATTGATGAGATTACCGTATTGGTTCTGTAAAAGAATGTCGTTGCGAGCATATTCAGCCGCGCACATCACCACCAGCCACATTGGATTGTCTACTGGGACCATATCACTTGGACTTGTCAGCAGTGGGGCACGTAAATATACAGGTATTGTTATTTGACCTCCAAGTACTGGGTCGTCACTTCGTATAGGATCGATAAATACTAGTTTATTTCCAGATATAGTGCAGCAGTCTTGCCCCTTATACATTCCCGCTTGCTCTGGTGGCACTGTAGTATATTCTTTAATCTGATTGTCTTTTTTGACCTTTATAGTGTCGCCGTATACGTTGCTTATCTTGGCAACCTTAGTAAAGTCAATATCATATTCCTGATTCGTCGATAGTGTTCCGATATTGTAATTAGGGTCATATAAAGACTGCCAATCGACATTAGGTTCACTTTGCCATACAGGGATATACATGTTAGCAATACCTAGTATTTTCTGGTATTTCTTGTCTGTTTCTGGTAGGTTGCGCACCTTACCAGTAGCTTTCAGCATAACTGCCGATATAAGTTGCGTAGTGTTCATGGCGTTTTTCCTAAATTAAAAACACGGAGCCGGCTTATTATTGCCAGACGCTCCGTGTTCTTTAGGTCACGCTGTTTTCTGCTTATATTATATCATAATTATCACTATTATGCTTTCTTAATGCGGATTCGCGTGTTTTTGCTGATGCTTGCACCATTCCACTTTTTCAATGTATTAGTTATCTGTTTTTGAGTGTTAGTCTTGCTTATTAGGTTTTGTCCGATTTGGTTTATACTTGTATTTTTTGCGGATGATTCGTTAGCTTTTGGTGCAGAAGATGTTAGACCCATACTCTTAGTGATTGCAGAAGATAGTGGAGACGCACTACCGCCGCCGCTTGAGCTACCACCTCTTCGTCCTCTACCTCTTCCGCTACCTGAGCGTCCAGAGCCACCTGAGGTATCTTTGGTTATCTTATTGCCGTCAGTGTCAAACTGAGTAGCGTTAAGGGCGCGTGCTTCCTGTTTAGTGATGTAACCTTCAGCGCGTAGCTTATTGATTACACCATTTTTAGCAAACATTTGTCCTGTAATACTCTTTCGTCGACCATTGGCTAGTTCTTGTATTAGATCCTCATGTGATGATTCTTGAGCCTTTTGACGCCAGTAATTATCCATCAGGCTTACTTCGTTATGAGATGTCATCGCACCGTACTCAATTTGATCCTTTGTATATCCAGATTCTTTGTAGTAGCGCTCTTTTACCCAGTCTGGCAAGCCTTTGTATTTACCAGTCATCATATTGACGGCAGTTTTAGCTTTATCTACCTTTTCTGTACCGTTCTGTAGCTTGTTTAATGTTGCATTGAATGAAGTAAACTCTTTTTTAATAGTTGATGTTTTATCAATATCATACGCCTTCATCCAGTTGCGATAAGCTTCATCACCTTGTCCTTGAGATTGAGCAAGCTTTTTGTATACACCTTTTTCTACGTTACCATTTTTGTTTACTAGCAATCCGTCTTGGAATGTATAGTCGCCCTTCTTTAGTTTCTTCTTAATTGAAGCGGCTTCTTTCTTGCTTAGTCCTTGTAGGTCTATTTGATTATCTGTTGCTTGTTTTTGTTGTGGGTTATTGTTGGTTGGCATGTTTATTTGCAGACCGCTAGACGCGTTAGCGACTAGACCACCAGTCTTAAATAGATTGACCCACGAGTTCTTTCCTTCTTCTACTTGCACTGGTATTAGTGCGTTTTTACCGAATAGAGCACCTTGGACAAGATTGAATGGATTGTCTTTTTCAAACTCAACCTTTGTCTCACCATTGCCGTCTTTTACTTCGCCAGAGTGAGCTGCCGCAATACCCTGAATAGTTTTCTTTAATTGGCTACCTGCTGGTAATTGACCTAGGATGTTGTACATAGCGTCTTTAGTTTTTGCTTCTGCCTTATCGTCATCACCATCTTCACGCGCTTTAGCTGCCTCATCCAATTTACCCTTAGTGTCAATCAATTTACGAGGTAAATCAACAACTGGTATTGTACCGTCGTAACGTCCTAAGTTGCTCTCTTTACCAAATAGCTTCTTGCGGTCGTCTTTTGTTGTTGCGGTATTAACTATAGCTGTAGCTATAGGTACGGCTGTAACTGCCTGGCCAGCTACTTTTTGGATTGTACGCTCTAGCTTAGCTTGTACTGAATTGTCTTTATCGTCATCGTCGCCACCGCTTAGCCAGTCACCTACAATCTCAATCAATGTACCTAATGGGTCAACCCCTGGCTTATTGCCAGTTAGCGCTTCTATCGCACTATATGCAATTGCCGTATTGACAGCGAACGCCGCCCTCTGTTTATTAGACATCTGGTTCCATACATAACGGTTCTGTTGTGTCACTTCTCGCGTGAACTGTAAGAATGATGCGGACCATAGCCTATTATATGCTCGTGGGGTGCTTATCTGATCGCGTAAGGTTACCGTGTCATTAATGAATCGTTCTGCGTATCTAACTGCATCCGCGTCGCTTAGTCCATTATTGATTGCCTGATTATATTTAGCTAAGAAGGTGTATTCAATAACGCCTCTTTCAACTACTTCCATAGGAATACCAGCAGTTTTCATAGTTTTTTCAAACTTGGTGTCATCCGTCAGGTTATCGTCTGCATACCTTAGGGCTAGAGCATCAGACTTCTGTAATATAGCTTTACGGTTTTTTAACTTGAATGCCTGTATCAATGCTTTCGGGTTGGTTGTAGAGAATAGAGCGGGTAGTGATGCCGTTTGAGCTACTACTGAATTCATATTGCCAACAATCTTAGATAGTGCCGCCTGCTTCATTAATGCCCTACCAGTTGCGCCTAGAAACTTACTCCCAAGACTCGGTTCTGTGTCGTTTACTAATCGTTGGAATGGGTCTGTCTTTCCAGCTAGTCGGTTTGCATGTTCTTGGACAAATCCGACAAATTGAGTCAGTCCGTTTGCGCTATCAGACATCAGCTTCATAAAGTTTACGTCATTAAGCATATTATCCAGACTTTCAGCCACATTGTTGGTGGTTTCTTTTAGGCTATTTATATCTTTTGCGTCTAACTTTTCTACACCAAACTTGTCAGCTTTTTTAACTAGACGATTAAGTTCTTGTATGCCATCTATCTTTCGACCAATTGCACGTTCTAATCCGTATAGTTTATTTCTTACTTGCGTTAGCTCTTCGGCATCGACCTTACCAGAAGCAGCCGAATTATACAGAGCATCTACTCTGTCAGCTAGCTTTTGTATACCGCTAGTACCCTTACCTGCAAATTCTTGTCGTGCTTCGCTAGCTGCGCGCACTGCTACTTCCAGCGAGCGGTTCATTGTAATAGCATCTGTCATATGAATGTTATGTAGGGCTATCTTGCTGTATTCCATTAGCGGCGTAAATGGATCTGTTGGCTTTACGTCACCTACACGTTGCATAGCGAATTGATTAAACTTTTGGCTTGGCTTAAACAATCCCGTACGACCCGCCAGTTTAGACGGCAGTGATTGACGAGATTCAATGGCCACATCTCCGCCAGATAATAGATTCTTAGCACCGCCGTACATAGCCGCGATAGCTCCCTTACCAGACTGCATTTCTCCTAGGTGCGTAATATAGTCTTTACGCTCCATAATTGGATCTTTACCTAACTCTACTCTCTTTTCGTTTTGGCGAGCTAGCAAGTTCTTGTATACAGCACGTAAGAAGCTATTGTATTGATCCAGAGCTTCAGAGGCACTCTTTCCGTAAACTTCTTCAAATACTTTCAAGCGTTCATCATATGATGGTGATTTTTCGCCACGTTTTGGTCGCGATGGTTCAATTACATATACGGCGTCTTGTAGCATTTGGCGCTTTAGTGGACCGTGTTTTTTAGCTTGTTTTAGCAAGTTTTTGCGATAATCTTTTATCTGTTCACCGATAGCGTTGCCTTCTTTTACTGCGGCGGCGTTAGCTTGACGAGGTGTTTCAGACATAATATTCAGTAACGCCTCTTTGGTTTTATTGCCACCCTTCTTAAAGTAATCAAGGCTATTGCTTCGCCTCAATGAGCCTGTCACACGGTCTATTATTCCTTCAGTAGTCCATGTTTGACCTGCACCAAAGCGCATTTCCTTGATCTTACTGAAGTCGACATCGCGCATATTCAGGTTCATCTTCTTTTTACCTGCATATATAGTTACGTTGCCGTCAGGTGTCATCTCAATGTAATTACCTAGAATTTGACCAGTTTCTGCATCTATCACTCTACCAGACTCTATATAATGCCTGTCTGGATCGAATGTAACTAGTTTATCGCTTGGACGATATGCCTTTTTATCTCCAGTTTGCATATAGCCATCAAAAGCACTCACTAGTTCAGCATTTACACCCTTAGAGTTTTCTCGCCAGATGTATTGAATGGCTAGACCGTCATCAAATGCACGCTTAGCTTCATCATTGACTGCTTTATCTGATCTAATATCATCTATGAATTTCTTCTGTAGTGGTGAAGTTACTCTTGGTGCTTCTGCGCCTGTTCGTTGCCATTTACCAAAGATATTTCTGTATTCATAGAATGAATGGTATGCACCCTTCTCGTCCTTATAAATCATCTGTCGTGTATTGTGGGTAGCTGTATTTGCAGTAGTTGTAGGTGCTGGGACCGCGTGTTCCGCTCCAGGTAGTTTAATCTTTTCTTTTACTTCTGGTGCTATTTCGTCTATTGGGCGTAATCGTCCATTTTCATCTAACATACTACCAGCGCGGGCGTTGGTGTTCAGCAGCGCCCTTTCTCCAGTAATGTCATAGCCCTTTTGTTCAGCCAGCTTAGCAAATTGTTTTGCAACGGCTTTTTCATCAATACCAGTAGCTACACTAGCATTATGTACTATATCTGCTATTTTGTGCCTTGGACCTTCATCTAATCCTCTATTCAGTATTTCTCCTAGTGCCCGCTGCTTTTCAATTCGCTCTTTTTCTGCCTTAGCCTCTTCAGCACGTCGTTCTTTTTCTGCCTTCGCTTCTTCTATTTTCTTTTGCTTCTCAGCCTCTACCTTAGCCTCTTCAGCGTGTCGCTCCGCAATCATCTTCTGGGCTTCTTGAATGACATCTGGATCTCTACGCCATTCTGCCAATAGGGTTTTTCGCTCTCTTTCTGCACGGCGTGCTTCAGCTACTCGCTTAATTTCATCGATAAACGTATCGATGTCGTCATATCCCATTTCCTGAGCTACTGTATCGATATCTCGCTTACCAGTACGGCGTTTATAGTTAGATGGTAAGTCTCCAGCTAACTCTTTTCCTAGGTAGTGTCGTAGGTCGTCCACATGCAGGCGTGGGATACTCCACGTCAATCCATGACTTCCGAGGATATTTGTGTCATTATGCTCTAGGAATAGATTCTGGTCTATATTCTCATATATAAACTCGTCTATAGCCTCTCTTAATTCCCTAGTCATCTTAGGCTTAGGGTTGGCTTCCATTTCGTTAATAGTTTCTTGAAGAGGGTGTTGATAGCGGTTGTCCGTATTGACATCTTGAGGATTGTTTGGTATAGTGGCACTAGAATCACCGGAGCTAAATCGCCTACTTGAGCGGTTCGCCGGTATTCTTTTTATATTGTTGAAGGCGTATACTAATTTACCCTTACTGTTTAGCCCAACATTTATAGTTACATCAAATTGTTGACCATCTATTTCTATGCGCGATGTCCTATATTCAAAACCGTCCTTTGCGAATGAATGAGCTTTCGTGTCCGCAGCTTCTGCATATTTCTTAGATACCTTAAGGATATCAGGCAACTCGCCAGCCATCTTGCCCTTAACCAATATGTCTTCAAAAGTCTGATGCGGATCGACATATTTTCGGATTGTATTCCTATTAATAGTACCAGTCCCGTCATTGCCAAAATTCAGTGGATAGTCATTACCTTTGAAGTTTTCATTTAAGTATTTACGAATTGTCGGAACAATCTGCTTACTAGGCACACCCTCAAGGATATTATTATTTACAACTACAATATTCCTCCCATCACGAGTAGCCTCTATACTCATCGTCCTAACTCGGCCGTCGCCGCCAGGTACTTGTTGTTTGGTTCTGAACTTCCCCGTCTCCATTTGAGCATAGAATTGCTTAATGGCGTCTTGTTTACCAACAAGTCCCATAATAGCTTCAGTAATTCGGTCATATATTGCTAAGACTTTTTGAGGAATACCTAATCTAGTACCTAGACGTACTTTATCTTCACCATTTAGTCTTCCGTTGTAGTAATCACTGAATCCGTCGGCTAGTTGTTCTTCTGCTAGTAGGTTTAGGTCATTTCCATATTGACTGCCGTATTTGTTTATTAAATATTCATCTCCATAAGACTCACGGATAGAGTTTAATAGGTCTTGCTTGTTTTCTACTCGGGTAAGTAATTTATGACCTAATTCGTGGTTTAGAGTGTCTTCTGTGAGCTTGTTTAGATTGATCTGGTCGGTCTTTGGATCGTAGTAGCCTAATGCTTTTTTCTGCATTTCATTTTGCCACTCATTGAATACAAGGTTTTCATCACCTGTTAGTTGTAGGTGGCGTGCTAGAAGCTTGTTTTGGCTAGCTAGCTCCTGTATTTTGGCACCTAACTTATACCTCATATCTGGGCTGTCTGTTGGGTTGAGATTATCGGTGTATTTGATCTGTTCTGGATCTAGAGCTACTATTTCATTACCACGTGCACCTTTGGTTGTGTGTGGAATGATAACGCCATCATATCCTGCATACCTTAAGGCAGATGAGAAGCTGCTTGCGTGAGAGGTTGTTGGATGTATAAAGCCACCAGAATCAGATAAAATATCTGGTGATATTCTTAAATGCTCAGCCAGAGATTCTTTACTGTTAAAATCGCCGAGATTCAGCGGATTTTTAATGTTAAGATGAGTTTTTATTACCCGATCTCCATAGTTTCTGGAGGTTCCTTCGTGATCTGAAAAATAAAAACCAGCACCGTACATCCCAGGGTCAGTAGCACTTCCGATTTTTCTGCGATTAAACTCATCAAAGTCAGACTTTGTGCCATGGTATAAAGTCTTCAGATTACCATTTTCGTCTCGAATCTTAGAGTCCTTAAAGAACGTTTCTTGTTCTGGACTTAGTTTATATTTCAATCCGTTCTCATCTACCTCACCGATATGATCTCTAGCGTATATAGCCTGCTCTTGAGCTTTACGTAGGTTGATCATGGCTGGAGCATTTTCGCTCATTCCTTGACCACGCAAGTATTCTTCACGTTGGCGTAAACGTGTTATGTGTTCGTTATACGCTCTGACTTGTGCTTCATGCTCTGGATTGAGCTTGTATTTCATTTCTGGGCTAGCTAAGTTCTGTACGTCTTTTGTAGCTTGTTCTATCAGATAGTTTTCTAGTATTCCTGTTGTTTGTTGGCGTGTGGCAACAGCATTTACATCACCGTGCTGAATATCTGACATATTCTGAGTAACGGCTTGTTTTAGTGCTGGGCTAGCGTTAGGTATAGTACTCTCTACTGCTGGGGCTACATTCACCGACTGGATTGGGTGTAATTGATTGTTCTGATTATTAGCTACATTTACTTCTGCGGCTTGCTTGAGTGAGGTGTCGTCCGACGATTGACGTGCTTGACGTTGAGCTATAGCCTCTTTTTCTAGTTTTCCAGTAGCTTCATTTTGATTCATTCGTGCGGTCATTGCACTTGATGGTTGATTGCCAGTCTGTCGCATAGCACCAAAATTAGCCATTCCAGCTGGACCGCCAAGGACCGCACCCATAAGACCGCTCTTAAGGACACCTTCTTTATATTTACGGTTAGGGTCGTATGTATGCTTAGCAATTGCATTCTCTGCAAATTGTTGGGCGGCTTCTTCCGAACCTTCTGCTATAGCACCTGTTATAAACTTAGTCAGACCTTTTTTGCCAATAGGTGATAAGACCTTGTCTAGCCCAAGCTTCTCTATTCCCGCCTGAACTGCCGCGTTACCATACGCATATGGCAACATCTCACGCGTACTCTTACCCTTAGCGTTTGCATTAGTAATAAAGTCTGCCGCATTTTCTACAAACTGACGTGCTACAGGTACAGCACCGCCAGTGACTACACCCGTACCTATATCTTGAGCTAGTCTTTGGGCGCTTTGACCTGCCTCGTAAGCTGTTGCAACATCCGTGTCGTTCTTCTTAAATATACCTAAGTCTCGATCGTATTGAGCGTTACGTTGCTTACCTTGCTCTACAATATATTTTCGTATTCTGTCATATGACTCATCACCAGTAATGCCATACATGGCGTCTGCGACAGCTAGAGATAGTTTATCGCCTGAATCACCAACTGTACGGCCAGCACCGTCAATAGCACCCTTAGTGAAGCTAACCGCTGAACGCACTGGTAAAGTAGCTAGTCCTCCCATCTGTGCAATATTGCTATCACGTCTAGCCTTATCTTCTGATAAATAAGCTCTGTTCTCTGCGTCAATACGTACTTGGCGGTTCTTGGCGATTTCTGGTTCGCTAACACCCCTTTTTCGCATAATGTCGTCTAGCTTGTCGTTGCGTGCTGCCTGATCCGCCTTATATTTGTCACTCTCTTGTTTTGCTATATCTAGGGCGCGAGTTAAGCTGTCCTGATTTTGGGTAAATAAAGGATTTCTTACGGGATTAGGAAAACTTGGGGCTATTTGTGGTCTATTCTGTTGTTGAGGTTGAATAGCCACTGGCGCTGGCTTTGGTTGTTGCTGTTGGACCTGAGATTTAAGTACCTGAGTAGGGTTGTTTATGACATTCTGGATTTGGATTTGCTTGTTTTCTTTGTTTACCCAATCTTGTTGCCCTTGAGGGGTTAGTACTTTAGGGGCGTCATTGACAGTCTTTTCTGGAATTAATGGCTTTGGTTGATTATTTTGGTTTAGCTGTTGTGTTGCTTGATTAGCCTGTTGAAGGGGATTAGGATTTACTTTTTGCTGAGCTTGGCTGAATATATTAGTACCACCACCTAACCCAGGTGTATTTACACCAGATAGACCGTTTAGTCTGTTAATGTTAGGTTGCTGTACCTGCTGTAATGGCTGAGGGCGTGGTTGAACTGGCGCTTGAACTTGTTGCTCTTTACGTCGACGTTCATCATCGCTTACCCAACCCTTACCGCTGAAAAAGTTGCCTACTCTTTGGAAAAAGTCCATTATCTCTAATCCCCTCCTAATTTATTTACAGGTATTGATTCTGTCGTTTACGCTCGTCTTCTTGTTTTAGACGTGTATTGTAGATGTTTAGTGTTGGGTCATTACCTGCTGCTTGTGGATCTGAAACACCAACTGCTGTATCACCTTCTACCTTGTAGCTGTCTAGGTCTTTTGCGTTGTACTGGACCTTATTACCGCTGTATGTGTTTTGCTGACGTCCTAGGTTGTCAATTTCGCTTGATAGAGCGTTTGCTCGTCCAAGGTCTGCACGTGCGGCATTAGCACCATTGGCGCCCTGTGCGGCAGCTTTCTGACTCTTCATCTGAGCTAATTGAGTTAATAGGTTCTGGCGTGTAGTTTGAGATGATTGACGTGCGGCATTGTCTTCATTTGCCTTCCAGTCGTTAAGCTTCTTGTCTTCATCTGCGTAATCATTCTTAAACTGACCCCATGTGGTGTCGATCTGCTTTTGGTTCTGTGCGTAAGTCTGTCCTGCGCCTGTTCGTTGCTGGTTAGCTTGGTTCTGAACTGCGCGACCTGCTAATTGCATGTCTGAACCTACTGCACCCATACTTCCTAATGAACGCAATAAGCCACGTAAGCCAACTGCTGAGCGATCGTTAATGTTATTGATGTTTGTACGTCGCTGTTGCTGATTTTGACGGGTCTGGTCGTTGAATTGACCTTCTGCCCTATTCCATGAACTCTTTAATTCGTTCTTCTTGGTGTTGTACTGGTTGTTGATATTGCCTAAGCGTACACCTAATTGGTTGTCTATACGTCCTAGTCCATGTTCTAGCTGTCCAATACCTTGGTCATATTCTGCCAACTGAGCAGCGCTGGCGCGGTTACCACCGCCCATTCCGCCGCCTCCACCGCCGCCGATATTGATGGTCTGGTCACCAGTATTGCCTTGTTTCTGACTATTTAGCCAACTGTTATATGAGTTAACCCACCATGGATTGACTGAACGATTAAGAGTTGAAGCGGTATATCCATTTGATGTTTGTTCTCTAACGTCTGGCGACCTGAACCAGCCTCGGTCTACTTTTTGACCCATTAAGAAATTACCATTAAGTTTGCCGTCATCACCTACTTGGTTAAGAAGGGCTTGCGCTTCGGCACGCCTAGCTGCCCCAGGGTTATTAAGAGCATGGTACTGCAAGTACTGACGGTATGACGCGTTGTCATTCATAAGAAAAATCTCCTTATTAATAAGGAGATTTGGGGTTTGTGCTATATACTAACTGTTATCTTGAAATACAAAAATGCTGGACTGCTACTTCACTAATTCCGTCATGCCCGCTGACGCCAATACCAATCTTCGTATAGTTCGGATTTTGTATCGCTTTACGGTGAGGTTCTGAATTCATCCATCCCCTAAAGGCGCCGCGACTATTCATATGCTCACCTGAGACCCAGTTTTCACTGACAGTATGACAACCAGCTTTATTCATTAGGTTAGCCATCTCTAGCGAATACCAGTTGTTCGTACCCGGTATGTTATGTTGACGATATCCTTTTGCGACCATGTCATCTGCCTTGAGTTGTGCTGATTTCTGTACGTTCTCGTCCATGACCAATGGCGCTATACCAATTCTTGCCCGCTCTTGGTTTACTAGTTCCAGGATCTCTTGAGGATCGGCAGGACCCATTTCATATTTAGTAAATCCTTTATTATATGCTTGCCCTTCAGTTGCTTTAGCTTCTAGGTAAGCTGCTTTAGCAGCTAAGCGGTTTTCTCTAATTTTCCATAGCACGCCACCACCCACTACAAGCACCAGAATAACAGTGATGATTACGGCTTTTTTCATGGTTGCATTGTAGCATAACAGGGGTAGTTTGTCAACTACCTACCGTGCCATGGTTCACAAGCTATGCCGTCACCGTCTCTGTCTAGTTCTTCACGATATCCAGGTTCACCCTCACGGATTGACTGAGCTCCGTCTTCACGTGCTTCAGTGCAATTTTCGTAATATACGTCATCTTCATCAGATTTATCTTCATACGATGAATTGCTCCTGGTGTGACTTGAGTTATTGTTGGTAGGATTAATGAAGTAATGCCTATATGCGTATACTCCAAGAGCATATATTCCTCCCATTAGCGCAAGTATCAATATCATAGACAATGCGTCTTTCAGGTAATTATTCATACAGCCATTCACTTACTCCACCGTGGTGTGAGCAAGCTCCTCTTCCAGTAGCGTGTGATTGCCAGCCATCTCGACAGATAGCTCCAACACGATAGCGTTGTTGTTGAATAGGTTGTGGTGCAGGTTTAGGTGTACGGACGATGATATGAGTTGTCGGTTGAGCTAGTACCTCTACTTTATCCTCATATCCTGATTTGCTTGGTTTACAAATCTTTTTACTACCAGCTACGCCTTGCTGTTTTATCGTTTCAGTGTAGCCATATTGACCTGTTTCACCTTCGTATTGTGTTTCAAACGGTATTTCTTCCGTTCTACAGTCTGAATATGTTACAGGTTGTACTACTGGCGCTATAGTCTGCTGTGGCTGACTATTATTTGCAGCTCCAGCCATACCTGCTACTGCAGCTACGCCAATAACAGCACCAATAGTGCTTTTGATGATTTTGTCCTTAGATACCATTTTAGTAAAGCCTCCCATTTACTTACTAAAGTACCTATAGCATACACCACAAACCCCAAATCTCCAAATTGTAAAAATACTATTAAATTGGATAAGAGCTATCGTCTGTTGTCTGGTCACCAAGAGGGCCTAATTCTTCGCTCCATACTGACTTGGGCGGCTTCGTATTTATCTCAAACGATCACCTCAGATTGCTACTTATACAACGCTGCGACGCACGCTTCCTTCTTTTTTGGATGACAACGCGCTCTCGTTTTTTAGAGTCACACTTCGTGCTTAATTGTAAGGTTATTGTATCATATATCAAGCAAAAAGACCATTTCGTTGATATCCACGAAATGGTCTGATTTGTTTATGTTGTAGTCGCTATCTATAGCCTGCACGCCGTGAGTATTCGTGTATCTCTTCAGTTATTCTCTCTACGGCGGCGTCATCATCTGCAATATTGGCTCGGATTAGCCTACGACGTAATTCGGTGAGTTTTTTATCTTTTAGCTGGCGTAATATCTTGTTGAATGTGTCGTGGGCTAATCTGCGCTCGTGACGGGACTTAAGAGGGTCATTAAACACCTTATGTAATCTAGTTAGATCGCCCTCTCTCGTCCAGTCCATAATCTATTAAGCTCCAATCCAAGGATCAGTAACTTCAACCTCTGGGTCTTTGTCATCCCCTGACGGTACTGCTTCTTCAATAACTGCAATAACCTTCTGCATATTGTCATCGTTTGTGTTGCCATAAAATTTCTTAGCAACTTCTAGGTGACTTAATCCGCTGTTGTATGCTTCGATGATATCTTCCTTAGATACGCTACGGCTTACGATTTCACCACTAGTTGCAGTTTCTTTTGCGCTAGCGATAATCTTCTCAGCCTCTTTTTTAGCGTTGGCGATAATCTCTTCGGCTGTAAGCGCGGTTGTATTTTTCTCTGCCATTTTATCGTTTCCCTTCTTTGGTCGTAAGGGGCAGTGTTTAACCACCCCTTACTGTTATTAAATACTAGTCTTTAGCACCAGTCTTAACATTGATAATCCACTTTGGATCAAGGATTGCTGACGCAAATGCCTCAGCCTTCCAACCAATGGTCATAAACTGGTTGAGTGGGTTAGATGTATCGCCCTTGTCTGACTGCTTGATGATAATTTTCTTCAAGCCGCTACCAGCTAAGTCGACAACACCGAATGCCTCTTGACCGTGAATGAAGTTTGAGTAGACAGTCGTTGTACTTGCCTCTTCCTTCTGGTTGCTTGACGCTTCGATAAAGCGGACTTTATGCAAGCGACCTAGTTCACCCTTGTATAGTTCTGCACGGCCAGTGTACTTCTGAGCGTCAATCCAAGCTGTATCACCAGTAATGTTGTATGCAGTATCTGGACCAACCTTACCAATGAAGAATCCATCTGCATATGGGATTGCGTTGTTTTTCTTCAATGTACGTACAGCCTTGCGGATTTCTGCTACCGTCAGGATATCGTCAGCAGTAATGCCGTTCAATGCAGTTTTCTTATTTGCGAACTGTACTGTCGCACCCTGATGCAATACATCACGGACCAATGCGTCGATTGTTTCACCTGCATTTTGACCCATAGTTTCAATCGTCTCTTTCATCTCGCGGTCGATTGAAGTGTTGTACAGCATGCTTGAGACTTTAGTCCACTTACCGTAGCCACGTAGAGTAGCAACGACTTTGTTGCTTCGGATAGCTTCGTCTTGTGGGTTTTCACCTTCTGTCAATGGCGTTGTAGCCAAGCCAAATGGTGATCGTTTTGTAAAGGTAACCGTTGTACCAGAGTTTTTTCCTAGAGTTTTCTTTTTAGCACCTTCTAGGTGAATTGTGCGGGCTTCGCTTCGCTCCAAGAATTTTTCCTCCAGATATTGGATCATCTCGGCAGAAAGCGTTGCAGTTGTGTTTGTTGCCATGTTATTAACCTTTCTTAAATATCATGTCCTTGCCGACGGAGATATTCTTCCTTCTCGTCTGTAGTAAGCTTGGCGAATGGTTTAACGATCCTAGTGCCGCCTCCACGGAAATCACCAGCGTCATTAATCACAGCGCGTTGCTTAGGTGCTTCACCGTCTTTGTGGAATGACTTATATAATTGATATATATCTGTACTTGAGCCAATGACTTTGCCGTTTTGGTCGTAAACAAGTACACTTTGCAGATACCCGTTTACGGCGTTATCAAGATGTTCATCATACTGATCAGATTCTGGATCAAACTCTGGGAAATCCCTGAGTGCCATATCTGCCTTATATGACAAATCACTTCTTGATGCTTCGACTTGAGCTTTATAAGCCGCTTGCTCCTGAGCTCGTTGCATATTATCTAGTCGCTGTTGCAACTGTAGGTTCTGCAATACCGCCTTAGCTTCAAATTCTGTGAAGAAGTCACCAGTCTCTGGATTCTCCATCTCCATAATCTGATCTATTGTTGGCAATTGTTGTGGCTGTGGCTGTACAGGTTGAAATGTGCTTTCGTTCTGTGCGTCAAGCTCCAATTGCTGGCGATAAGCTCTAGTTTCGTTCCGTTTAGCAACTAACTCACGAATAGCTCGATTGTCTTCCTCTAAATCGCGTTCTAGTTGTTCACGGCGCGCCTCTTTGCCCCGTTTCGGCTTCCTGTCTTCGTCTGACTCGTCATCAGAATCAGCGTCTTTGCTTTCTTCCTTAGACTTATCGACTTTGACATGTACCACCTCGCCGCTATCTGAGATAACTGCTTTGGTTTCTGGCTCTGAAGAAGCCTCAGAGTTTTGTGTTTCAGCTGGCGTCGACTCAGCGTGGGTAGACTCTTGCTCTACCTCTGTATTAACGACTTCTTGGTTTTCTGCGTCTGATGGCACAGTACCCCTCCTTCTCATTAGATTGTTTAAGCGTCGATTGCAGGTGACGAACCTGGGTTGCGTGAGATGCGCTCCTTTGGTTAGCCAATAGCGAGGATAGCTAACCAAAGCAGAGTACCTTACTATGCCGCTTGGTCAATTACACTCTCTAAGAAGCTTCTTTCCTCTCTTAAAATCTCTACAATACGTTTATTTGCCGATATATAAATAGCTAGTTTCTCTTTATCTGTAATTACTTCTTCTGGTATAGCGTCAGTAGCCTTGTAGAAGGCAATGCGCTCGTCCCAACGGTCAAGCACCTTTTGCAACTTATTCATATCTTGCTTAATAGCATTGATCTCGGCTTGCTTAGCCTCCTCTACCCGCTTGTCTTCTTCTTCATTTGGCTGGTAATATTCTGTACTACGCGGATATAGATTTTCGTCCATTATTCACCCTCCTTTTGGATAACTCCCATAATCGATGCGATTATCTCTTCTTCTGTAAATCCTTTCTGGATCATGCTTGGTACTTCAGCAATTAGGTTTTCTGGTGTGCCTATCTGTCGTAATTCATCTACAATACTTGGCTCTATATCTTCTTGTGGCTCTACTGGGACTTCAGCAACCTGAGCCTCGTCTTCTGCGGGCTGTTCCATATCGGCTGTAGCTGTTTCATCGGTAGCAGGGACCGCGGCTTGGGTTTGCGCCTCCTGCATTTCTTTCATTTCTTCTTCTGTAACCTTTAGCTCGTCTAATCCATCAATGCCAGAGTTAGCAACAATAGCGTTCCATGCAGCTAATTTCTTATCTACTGGTACTACTTGGTTCAGTGACTGGCTAGAATCTAGCGTCTGAATCAATGTCTTCAAAGAATCTAGCTGTGCCGCTTCGCTGTTTACTTTCGTTGTTGACGCGTCAATCTTAAACTTCAGTACGCCCTTAGCTTTTGAGAAGTCTACAGTTGCCTTATTATCGTCATCTAGGACTACACCATCTAGTTCATGACCTTTTGCTTCTAGGTCTCGCAATCTCTGTGCAGTGTCTGTGTCTAACTGGATTATTTCTACACCTTCACGCTCTGCAAAATACAAGTTAATAGCCGTTTCGCTCCACTCCTCAAAGAATGCTTCAAATCCTTTACGTAATGCATTGTCGTCAATAGACAATTGAGCTTGTTGAGTCTTGAGCGCTTGTGGCGTTTTGCCGAATCCTGGATTGCCAACCTCTGCGCTAATTGAAGTGTCTGGACTATTGACCAGGTTGAGCATTTGAGACTTCTGTAAGCCGTATAAGTTTGGATAGTCGCGGATTGCTGAAGTATCTACAGACATCGCTTCAATACGTACATTTGGGTTCTTAATTTTATTAAGACCGTTTGGCTTGAATTCAAGAGTTCGCTCGTTTACATCGCCGTATACGTTAATAGTTGGACGCAATGCGGCGGCACGGTTGTATTGATAAGCCTGCATATCGCTATCGATCAGGTTCTGTAGAGGACCAATTAGCTCTAAGACGCTACGACCCAGAGGATTGACCCCATCGGCGTCATAAAAATACCAATTTAAGGGTATCTTAGCCCTTGGGTCTTTATTTTTCTTACGTCGTACAATCTTTTTAGTGGCTGGGTTGAATGTAAAGAAGGTTGCGTTATGACCAATTTGAAAACCAGTTATAATTTCAATACCTGATGGATCAAGTGAGTACTGTTGCTCTGCTTCGCTCTGATCTTTAGAGTCTTTAGCGACAATAGCTTCTTTTATTTCTTCTAGCGCCTTCAAATCCCAAGTTGGTTCGTATAGTGCGCCCTCTTTTTTGGCAGTGCGGCGTCGTTCTTTTTCGGCATCGATAAGCTTGTCTACGTCAGTCTTTTGCCACCACGTGCGTACAAATAAATAGTCACTATCGCTAGCAGATCTTTTACCAGGCTGAATAAATACATCACGCCATGAGACTATTAAATAGTCTGGAAGTAGCTCGTCATCGTTGTAAGCTACTGGCGTAAAGACGCACTGCGATCCAAACGACTCACCATTTTCAATAGTTATCCACACTTTATGGATCAGGTCGTATTCGGCGTTGGCGTTAGGTAGGATTTTTTCTAAGTAAACAAATTCAGCAATTATTGGCCATGGACTGTACTCGTCAGAAGTAGAGACTACGCCAGTCGGCAATTGTTGGACGGCACGACGTGCAGACTTAATGATAATTGAAGCTGCTGTACCGTCTGTAGTTTTAGGAAACGCTTTAGGTATTTTAGCGTGTGGCTTATTTCTGGCAAGACGGGAATATTCCTCAAAAGGCTGTGTAAGTTTTTCTGTATAGTCTTTTGAGGCGCTACATAGATCTAGAATGTTTTCTTCTGTTAAAAAAGAGAAAGCCACTGATTACTCCAAAGATTACTGTTGTTTCAGTAAACTCTGGTTTGTTTCAGTGGTTTACGCTTGTATTATATCACATTTTTAATCAGTTGTGAAAATAATCATTTTACCTGTTTAATTTTGGTATATTCAAACACAACATCAAATGATCCTTTATATGATATTCTAGCGCGTCCATCATAACGGATTGACGGATTGATAAGGCTATCGTCGTTTTCAATCCTTAGCGTCAACTCGTCGACCTTATCACGTGCTTCTGCCATGGACGCAACTCGAAAACGTTCTTCATAGTGCAGCTTAGTTGCTATAACAGTATGATTCTGATAACTGTTCTCAACTACTACAGACGTCTTATCGTCTAGCTGCTGTTGTTCTTTGACTTTTCCAAATTCTGGCACAAATTTTTTCATATTCCCCCTAATTAATTCCACATTGCTGTTAAGTCGCTATCTGCTAATGATTGATTGTATGAGCTTGAGCCTACGTCATCTTCTGGTCGCTGAGCTAGTTGTACTTGATATGCTAGAGAGTCGCTCGCGTCGTCATTGGTTGCTTTAGGAAACATACTTAGTTCAAGCTCTAAGTCTTTACATAAGTTAGCGTCGCCATGTCTTATATGATAAATTCCTCCGCGTTCATATCGTGGTACCAGCGCTTCAATCCTCAATGCTTTACTGTGTCCGCCATGCTTCAATAATTCGACATCCATATAGACGCCTCTGCGCATCATCTCCTCATCCCAAACGGATTTCAGAGCTTGAGTAAATTGATTGTCTTCAATTCCGATCTTATGTAGGTTGTACCTCTTCCAATTCGTGAACATCAGGTCGACAAGGTCAGTTGCTGATAGTTTTGTGCGATAGCATATTACATTCCATTTGCCTTCTCGGTCGATAAAATTAAGGGTTACGCCAATGTAGTCAGTGCCTTGCTTTACATCGTCTTTACCTCGCGGGTCAATCGTCATGACGTTGTAGGTATCAAGCTGTAAGACATTGCTGAACTCGCGATATTTGTACCATGCTTGCTTAAATTTGCGATTCTCTTCATCAATAGGGTTCTGCTGATAGAGCGCTGAGAATTCATAACTACCCATTTCTGCGCGTTTTTTCAGTAGCTTCTCAAGTGAAAACTTCTCTGGCCATAGAGCCTCACCAGTTTTGCGGTGCGCATCGTCTTCAGTGGCGATAGCTTTATACTCGATTATCTTCCAATCATCGTATGCTTCACCTCTAGCCTTAGCATCTCGTGAAGCTTTGAGAACACGACCAGCTAGGTCATCGTCGTGCCAGCGCGTAAGAATAAATACGATCATTGAGTTGCCTTCTTCACGCGTTGAGAAGGTTGACTTATACCAACCATCGCGTGCTTCGCGGATTACTGGACTATCTGCTTCTTCACGGTTCTTGAATGGGTCATCGATAATACCAATTTTGAATCCACGACCAGTTAGCGCTCCACCAACACCGACGGCGGTGTAGCCGCCGCCCTGTTTTGTAATCCAGCGACCTTTTGCTCTAGCGTCTGCTCGTAAGCGTGTAGAAAACATCTTAGTGTAAGTAGCGGATTGCATTATGTCCCTAGTCTTTTGTCCAAAATCTGACGCAAGCTCTGCAGAGTAAGATGAGACCACGATTGGAATATTTGGGCTTTTCCCTAATACCCACGACGGGAATTTCTGCGTGGCTGTATCACTTTTGCCGTGGCGCGGCGGCATAAAAATCATCAATCGGACATCTTCGCCAGCCAGCAACCGACGATATCCTTGCTCCAACTCTTTAGCAATCTCAGCGTGGAACCACTCCAGTTGGTACTTTGGATCTATAGCAATGCAGTATTCAGCAAAAGAGCCGTTATCTGCAATTTCTCTAAGAATCCCGACGGTCTGCTCTGGCTTTAAGTAGTTGCTCTGCTTGTCTTGCACTTAGCGCTACTCCTATGTCATTACCGTTTGTAGTCATATCCAGCTTGTCGCCGTAAACTTTTGGATTCATCTTAGACATCAGCCACTTACGTGTGTCAATTCTTAAACGCGACCTCTGAACATTCTCGCTATTGAATATATATCCATCGCCTTCTAACTTCTCCATATAGTCGTTAGTAGCGTTATCTGCAATATCAATAATCTCTTCAGCTTGTGCATATGATCGTTCTTCACACGCACGCACGTATTGCTCACGAAACTTGTCGTTTTCTCGTAACCAGCGAAAAAGTGTCTGCATAGAGACCATATCTTTTTTTGCGCAAATAGCTCGCACAGACAATCCAGACGCAATCATTTGACAGATATTATCGGCTAGCTTGTCTGTATATTTTGAAGGTCGACCGTTCTTCTTAGGCGTTTTTCTGGACGACTTTTTAGAAGGCTCAGGCTTGCTTTTGGCTGTAGTTTTGGACATAACCAACATCCTCGCTAGTCGCCCGCGTCTTGTGAGTTAATTAAATTATATCATATTGATAAAATATCAAAAATCTTCACAAAAGGTATTGACGTTTGGCACTACCTTTGCTATACTTAAGACAGTTAGATAAGAAGCGGCGCAAACAAATTACAAGGCGCGACAGCACAACCCTCTAACTAGCGACTAAACTAACTCTCTCGAAAGGAGAATAAAATGGCAACATACACAGGATGGTTTTATCGAGACGACCAACCGACTCAAGAAATACAATTTGAAGCAAGCGCTGATCTGCGAAATGACAAAGAAGAGCTAGAGCAGATAATGCGCGCTGAACTTTGTAAAAGATTTAGCAAAAGTGAAAACTTAACCATTGAAGACATTTCTATTGAATTCGATGAAGAAGCAATGCTCGATAGTATTGTTGAAACAGTAAAGAGCTTAGACAGGTATGAAGATTATGAAGCAGTAGTTGATGACGACGGTACTATTCATTTTTACGATGATGACGATGAAGAAGCGGAGATATTCGTATCTAGTGAAGCCTTACAGGAAGCTATCGACTATATGCTACAGAGTTGTACAGAAGAGGCTGAAATTCGTTACGACGGCTTGAAATACTTTACCGTCAATGCTATTTATTAAATATTAACAGAGCCCGCCCGAGGCATCGTATCGGGCAGAAAGGTCAAATGAAAAAAACTAAGCATATCTACGTTAAAATATCAGAAAGTGATCACCAGCAAATCGTCAAGCGAGCAGCAGAGCTTAATTTGACCATCAGCGAGTATATTCGACGGTTGGTTCTGGTAGATATTGCGAAAGCTGAGAAATAGTGCTAAACTACGAGTGCTAGTTTAGTCGCTAGTTGAGATATAATCCGCCTTGAAAAAGGCGGATTCTCTTTTAGAGATTATTGAGACTTTTATATAATTCTACAATCGCCCGCTTTAGATCGTAGTTACTCATATTCTCAATATCAGACCGACCACCCAACTCTATGTATATGTTTCTCAAATTTGATAATCCTTTTGCGTCAGTGACTGCTTTCATGATCTTGCGTTCATAATCTTCATCATCCAGGAATAAACACGACTTTGGCTCAGACTTACTCATCTTACGGTCAGGATGTCTTAAATCCATAATCTTGGATTTTGTATAAATTGGATCTGGACACTTCAAGCCAACACGCGGCAGGATGTCTCTTGCAAATTCTATATGAGGACGCTGATCTTCGCCAACAATTACTCTATCGTAACCTGCAATATCTAGAGCCATCATCACTGGATATATGTACATTAGCGCAGTCTTTTCTTTAGCCTTATATTGTGGCATAGCATTCAGTAAGTGGCTAGGTGTTACGGCTAGCAGCTTAGCTAGTAAGGCGACATCCATTTTTTGCTCAACAACTTGACTACTCAACTTGAACATTCTGAGTACACTCAACGCTTGCTTCTCATATTCAGGCTCTGACAGTGGTGCGTGATGTTTAGCTATCAGGATATCTGCCTTGTATTCTATTGCTGGCTTTATCACGCTGACATAATGCCCTAAATGCAATCTACCTGACGGCCGAAAGCCTACTATAGTATTTTTACTCATATCTTTTATTTGTGCACCCCATATACTTATTTATTCTTTATCCACCAAGGATATATCTTACAGTTACGCGGCACATACGGTTCGTTTCCTGTAGTCTTTGGAGCAAGCAACTCATCTAGCTCTTTATTCCATCTCTCAAGGTCTCGCTTGTAATTATTGATAATTTGCTTTACGATATCATCTTCATGTTCAACCACTTCAGGCTCTCTGTTGCTTATGTTGAGTCTTATAAGAATATCGTAGCCACCATATCGATTAAATCTCTCCCAGTACGATATTCTTTCTTCTGCATGATCAATTGATCTTACTAGACTCTCAATGCGTTCTCGCTTGCTGTTCTTCATACGTTCTCTCGCTTAAAAAATATTTATTGATTAATGTTTCCATTCTCATCTCTCTTCAGATATTTACGCACACCGTCGTTTCCTAGACAATAGGGTGTTTCGTGTATAGTTTTTGGTATTTGATATACATAATCTTTACCGAAAACTCTCTGGCAGACTTGAGTCTCAGTTTCTCTTTTTACTTCTAGCGCTTTCTTGTTTTCCTCCTGTCTGGATATTATAAGTCCTATACAGGTTACTGCCACGACAAAAAGCAGTATGACAGCTATATCCGCATCGTTATCATCTTTCATTTTGAATACTTTCCCTTTTCTCTACTAATTCCTTGAATTTTTTAGCAACAGCTTTAAGACGACTAGCCCTGTCATCTTCCCTCTCTTCTTCTTTCTTAAACTGACAAATTCTACCGTCTGAATATTTTATGATATAGATTGTAATAACTTTCTTATCGTGAGTTCTATATAGCGTATTAGTAATATCTACAATATGCGGACGAGGCATAGGCACATAGCTAGTTTCTATCTCCTCAGATAACTTATCTTTCGTCATTCTTCATCCCTCCAATTCTTTAAGTTTTTCAGCGACAGCTTTGGCATATCCACCATAAGTATCCTTGCAATGCTTATCTAACAACTTAATTATTTCTTCTAGTGAATAGATGCATTTCGGATTACGCTCTTCTAGCGGACCATAGCAGCTACAATGACCTAATTCTATAAACATAAACTTACCATTTCTATCTTTGAGTACTGCCGCGCCTTCGCCCGACCACATATCCTGAGCATAGCTACAGATAATATACTCGTAGTCTTTTTTATCTAGATATTGCAAATCATCGTCATCTATCTCGCTAGATTCCGTGTCTGGGTCATACGCCTCCTTGCGTTCTACGTTATAGATTTTCATGTTCCTCCTCATATCTTTTGATGAAATTGTCTATATCTTTGTGTACAACACCGTTCGGAGCACCCTGTTTAATACGCTTGAAATTTTCGTACTGCTTTGGAATTACCTGACTTAAATACTTTATTTCTCCATAAAGCTTTGTGGTTTCCAAAAGACGCCAACTAATAGCACTATTTACCTGCTGTTTTGCTTCATTGTAATCGTCTGAACATACACGTATGATGGCAATATCTGACATGGGTGGCGTAACTATCTCGATATCTTTCAATAAAGTCTCTAACCCGCCTCTTTTCAGGATTTCTTGTAATAGTTTATTTTGCTCCTGGATTGATTCTTGTAGTGACTCAAGCATTATTTCTCCTCCAATAATTCAGGGTCTTCGTGAATATTACCAGCAACTTCCAAAGTGTCAAGGTCAATTCCCATAGTGTCAAGCTCGGAGAAAGTGTATCGGAAATTGTTTTTGACCATTCGTAATCCGAAACCAGCTAAATTATCTAACCGCTCTACCACACCCGTATGTTTGCCAGTTTTGCTAGTAAAAGAACAGATATCACCCTGGTAAATCTCTCTGCCATTCTTGTCTTTTAGCCATGGGCATTGCTCGATAATATGCAGCTTGTTGTCTGGGTCTGGTAAAATTCGTGCATACCATAGCTCGGAGTCATTGTGATCGTATCCCTCAATTATAAATATATTGCCCAGACTGTCTATAGCTATGTCTTTCTCGTTAAGATAAGCCTTTTCTAGATTGTCCCAAACGCGGAAGTTAATATCACACATCTCTCAAAACTCCATAATGGTTACTTGGTATTTCATTACCACCAGCTAGGATAAGCAAGTGAATAACGTCTTTTAGTTCTCGATTGTCGTGAGCGCTACGAACACATGTCATTGGTTTCTCATAATGATGAGCATTCTCGTTGATGTGCTGCTCGGCGGCTTTGCCAGTAAAGTACATAACTGCGCCATAGTCTTTGCCAGCTTTGTTGTTATCTAGGATCGTCCACACCGGCATATTAGTGGATCGATTATCTTGATTGACCAACTCGTCGCTTAAGGCTTTAATACGCCACAGCAAGGCTTCTTCAGCTGGATTTTCTGCTATAATTTTCATTTAGATTTCCTTATCTACACGAAATCGTGTAGTTTAATTCAGCCTCTCGACCTTAACGTTATCAACACAATGCCAAGGAGACAGTACCATCGTAAACACTTTGCTGCTTGTGACAACCACCTTGACATTCTTGTCTTTGGCGGCTTCATTCACTAATTTGATATATGGCGAATTCGGCGGTAGACAGAACTTACTGGTATTTTCTTTTGTTACTACAGTATTTTCTGATGCGCGAACCCTAAAGTGTGTGTTGCCACCGAATATACTATTGTTTTGGTTGTTATAAACGATTCCAGAAACTACATTATCAGAAGTTTGCAACCGTACTGAAAACAGCAAGTAAATAGGCGCTGCAACCGTTAATGCTGCTAGGATATATTCCCAAAAAATTCTTAGTTTAGACATATCAATCTCCTTGTCTTATCGTTTAATTCAACCGCAGAACTGGTACTGGCAATAGCGGTGGATAATTTAAGGTTGCTTCTTTTAATTCCTGACGGTCAGGCTAACACTTCGGTACACAACCTCGCACACAGAGCTATCTCGTTACGATAGATGTTTCAACTATTACCAGTATTGACAACACCAATTTGTATATCATTAAGTGAGTTAATTACTTTAAGGTTTGATGTTGCCAGTTGACAACACCAGATTGAGCCGATTTCCACCTGCACTCAATTCTATAGACAAATGAAAAGTCTAGACACTGATGTTGCCAGTTGAACAGATGACTCGGGTGGGCAAAAATAGTCATCTGTCCAGTTCTACGGTTGATGTTAATGTTCGTTCAAGCACAGGTTGCTAGCGACAGAGCATTTTTCAAAGACACGATACGTATACTCGGGTTTTCCCTCTTTGTGCTCTTGCGGCGCCGTTGCAACGGTTTCTGGTTTGTCATAACCATGAAAAGGACCGCCTTATCGCCAGCATTCTGTGCTTGAATTTTTAATGTTCTAAACCAATTTCGTCACTTGTCGTAAATGGTTTTCAACTGGGTACGATCTGTACCCGTTTATTTTCGTTTGCTTATACGACCACCGCGTTTTCCAGCGCATTTCTTCACGAAGTGAGTACCTTCAATTAAGTCGCAGTCGCATTCAATATCTTGTGCAAATCCCTTGTAACTTCCGTGTGATGCAAATGTAGCAGAGCCACCCTTTCGTCCGATTTCTGCATAGAAGTTAGGATTGCTTGCTAAGTTTTTCTGAGCGGCTTTTAAGCCTCCAGTCCTATTGCCAGCCATTATTCTTCCTCCTTAATTCCGAAATAAATCTTCCAATCTTGCTCGTTTTCTTCGATGGATTTTTTAGCTTCTTCTCTAGTCGCATAGCGTACAGGTTCACCAGCATCACAGTCATCAAGTTCACACACGGCGAGCGTTTCATGTCCATGGTCATAATAGACAGCCCAACCACCTTTGCCATTCTTAAAGTCTGGCTTAAAGTTTGAGGTTTGGCGCAGTCTGACTTCTGCTAGTTTGCGTTCTCGGGCTCTTTCGCATTCTTCTTCAGTGCGGTAGACAAGACCCATAGCCATAAGTCTGTTATCCACATCGTCGTCGTTCCAGACTTCCCACTCCACATCTCCATATTCGTTAATGTAGAAGTATTTCTCGGCTATTTTTGGCTTCCAGTGAGCGCTGTCTGTCGGTTCTTTGATTTCCTCGAACCACTCGTCAAAGTTATCTATATCTTGAATTGTGAATTGAGGATCTTGTGGTGTGTCTTCACCTGGTACAGCCACAGTTAGCTCTCTGGTTTCATCAGACATATTAACGATTTCTTCAAAAATGGTACCAGCCTTAATTGTGGGCGTATCTTTTAGAAGCTTGTATTTCATATCTTTATCTCCTTTCCATCTTTGAAACATTTTAGATAACCCATTTTGCCGCCAACTGATTCACAACGAGCTTTAACGTCCATGGCTTGTTTTTCTTCATTAGAACTGATAACAGTTAGAAAAATGATTAGTGCAAATCCACCTATAGTTATCATTATCAAAGCTATTTCAAGTATGTTTGGTAAATTATCTTTTATCATTTCTTTTCCTTAAAACAACTCCAATTGCGTGGCGTAAATTGCACGGCTAGCTAATATCTGATTTATACGATGAATAGTGTGTTCGCTCTCGTTCAGGTCGTTTAATGCACCCTCTTTCATCTCTAGCAAATCTACTGTGTCGACCTCGTCTAATGACTGGTAGTCATCCTCATAGTAAGGCTTTACTTCTTTTTCCATTTCTTTTCCTCTTCTTTCATCCATTCTTTATCCTGCTTAGCTATGTTGTACTCTGAGATAGCTACAAGAATAAGAATAAACATCACAAATAGTATCCAAATTAGTGTGAACATTGTGTTTTCTCAATATCTGTAATAAGTTTCTCTAGCTCGTCATCTGGTACAATACCCTCAAAGATATTCTTTACGAGTTCCTTTGATTTTTCATTGATAATTTTTCCTGATAAATCGCCTAAAGCTTCTAGTGTAGCAAGAGTAGCCTCTACATCGTCAGAGTCTATACTGACGAAAGTGTTGGCTTTGTAATGACCATTTTCACTAGATATCTTAATATTTACTTCTGCTACTGGTTTTTTCATATATCACTTCTCCTTGTAATGGATGTATTAAATTGTTTTATGGGAAGAAAAGTCTGGCTGTTACTAGATTTTTGATTAAGTAGGAGACTTTATGGAGTCTAGTCATTTAACCACACACTTTACAAATTTCTACGCCAATGGTACAAACGCAGATCTGGGCACCAGACTATTTAATAATTGTCAGATAGTGCGCTAATCCACTCTTTAACTACCTTCATGTCAGACTCTAAGTCATTTATCCATTGATCAGCAGAAGGTATATCTTCTCTGTTGATTATGAGTGAGTCTACAGTATTGCTCATGGCTTTATATAACTTCCATAATGCAAGTACTGCTTTCTTTCTTTGAGTTATCATCTAGACGCTCCTTTTCGCTTATAACGCTTGCTACTCTTCTGATATACGACTTCATATGTATATTCAGGGTGGGCTGGTAGCCACACCTTCTCTAGGATCTTACGACGCCATTTATAGTCATCAGTTTCTACGCCTTTTGCTTCGCGTAAAGTGAATGATCCGTCTAGATTGTGTATTCTAAAGTCTACTTTGTGACGATATGGGAATGCTGGATTGCCGTTTTCGTCATAGACCCAACCTTCTATTCTGTATTGAGTGTCATATTCTTTTATCTGGCCGAGATTCTTTTCGATTTCTAGCTCAGCGGCTACTTGTGCTTCAAACTTTGAATCGTATATCTTACCATTCATCTCGGTACGCTTAGCACCGTATTTATTAGTCTTACCAAGCCTACCTATCTCAGTACCACAATTACGACAAGTGAGTCTTCCTCTGGATATCATGAGATGCTTAGATTTACACTCTGGACAAGTGGCTACAGTCTTAATGCTTTCTAAGTCAAACTTCTTGTGAGTTGCTCTTATATACATTACTGCTTGTCCTTTTGTTTACGACGCATACGATTGCGCCAATTGCGAAGACGTTTTATTAAGTAGTCTTCACTCTCTAGTCTTTCGTACTCTAGCTTCACTCCAGCTAGTAAACTTTGTTTATCAGCCATTATAGATTCTCCTTATACGCCCCTGTGCGATATGTAGTCCATGCTTTATAGCCTTGAGACCGCCAAACTCGATAAGCAACTCTTACAACTGTTGCGGTGTCGTTCCTATCATCGTGAGGTTGAAAATGCAGACAGCCAACCTGCAATACACCATAGCTACCAACACATACTCCGTGATTCTCAGAGTTGGTAAGATTATGATTAAGCGGATTACAGCTTCTATTCTCAGCCTTAGCGATAGCTAGCAT